AGTTACAGTACTCGTTATATTTTTTAATTATTTACAATTACAATTTGAAATCGTCAAATGCACCTTCTGTAATAGTATTGTCAATACCTTTTACATAACTACTCAATTCAGTTTCTTGAGGAGCTACTTGTAGTTTCTTACTATCGTAGTAACTATCCAACCATCCAGCTAATGGGTTAGTTTTGGTATTAGGATACAATTTCTTATATCCAACACTTGATAGTCTATTATTAGCCAACCACTCAATATATTGCTTTAAACTTTCAGCAGTCAATCCAATCAAACTTCCCTTACTAAATAGATAATCGGCCCAATCCTTTTCAGCATTAACTGCCATTTCATAAGCAGCATAAACCTTATCTTCGTTCTTTTTAACAAGATCTTGGAATCCTTCATCTGGATTGTTAATCCAATTCTTCATAATATTCTGTGTAATAGCGACATGTAGATTTTCATCACGGCTAATAAACTTAATAATCTTACTATTACCTTCCATCTTTCCACGATATCCAAAGTAAAAACTACAAGCAAATGATACATAAAAAATCAACCCCTCAGTAATCTGAGTTGCCAACACCGCATCAAACAATTGTTGTTTAACATTATCTGATGGAGTTAGTAGTTCATCATACTTCTTACTGATCGCAGTAGCTCTCTTAACAATTTCTTGATCTTCCAACACACTATCAAAGAATTTGGTAGCATCTGGATACACATTGTTTAGAATGTATGTATAACTATTACTATGAATAGTTTCAAAGAAACTCCACGCATTCATGCAAATTTCCAATTCACTATTTGTTACGTGTTTCATAAGTTCATGAATACTACGACTCAACATACTATCAGTCATAGTTTGAAACTTAAGGTTACTATCAAATACAAATCGTTCTTCAGGTGAAAGGTTCTTGTAATCACTAATATCTTTAACAAGAGAAACTTCCTGCGGTCTCCAGAAGAAATTCAATTGTTGATCATACAGATCGTAGAATTTAGGATACTTGATCAAGTCATATCTCTGTAGAGATAGATCTTCTCCTAAAAACATTGGATTTCTTAATTGGTCTATATTCTTCTTATTTAATACACTCTTCATTTTATCCTCCTATTATAGAGTACAAGCTCCACTTTCACAGCCGGATTCTTGTACTACTGCTTGTTTTGGTTCTGTTTTCTTTTCATCCATGACGGTTTGTTTGTCGCCATCATCGGTATTAGCATAATACAAATTCTTCAATCCATACTTGTAGGCCAATAACATATCCTTAATTACTTCTTGAACAGGAACTTTATTCTTCTCATAACGGGATGGTATATAGTAAGTATTTGTACTAATACTCATATCTGTAAATTTTTGAATAGCTGCGGCTACTTTTAAATAACCCTCATTACTTGGCATATCAAAAGCAAATGTATAATTTTCCTTGTACTTATCAATCCCAGGTACTACCACAGGCAAAATATTGCTCTTGCTGCCCTTGAAACTAATAGCACTGCGTGGTGGTTCAATACCATTGGTACTGCTTTGAATTACTGAGCTAGATTCTACTGGCATACAAGCTGTAAGTGTACTATGTCTCATACCATGTTTCTTGATTTCTCCACGTAAAGCCTCCCAATCACAATGTAGAGGTTCAGTGACAAATTCATCAACATCTTTTTTATAAGTATCAATTGGCAAAATACCCTGACTAAACTTAGTACGATCAAACTTTTCACACTTACCAACTTCTTTTGCCATTTCAACACTAGCCTTGATTAGATAATAACTTGTCTTTTCCATCCATTTGGCAACAAAGTTTGGAGCATTTTTATCCCAATACTTCAATCCTTCTTTAGCCAATAAAGCAGCCAAGTTACTTACACCTACACCAAGACTACGGCGTTTCTTAGCAAAGTTTTCTGCGGCTGGTACGAAATAATCTTGATGTTCAATCAAAGCATCCAACATTCTAACAATGATATCACAAACACTTTCCATTTCAGTATCATCTTTGATTTCTAACCAATTCAATGCGGCCAAGATACAAACACCAATTTCTGCGTCCTTATCATTAACATCAGTGATTGGAATCAATGGATGATTAACTTCAAGGCATAAATTGCTTGTATCTACTTGATCAAGCCAACTGCCATGTTCATTTGCGTGGTCTACGAACATTGTATAAATTCGTCCGGTTTCAAGACGTTCTTTAGCAAGTAACCCCATCAATTCACGAGCAGGTACTTTCTTCTTGAACTTAATGTTCTTGTTTTCTTCAGCCTTTTCATACTTTTCCTTGAATCCTTCCAATCCAAATGTATTCCACAATGAAGGACATTCGTGATAACTGAATAGTGTTACATCTTGATTCTTCAAGAATCGATCCAAGATCAACTTATCCAGACCAATACAATAATCTAGCTTACGCACACGATTGTCGTCAGTTCCTTGGTTGTTCTTTAGTACAAGAATATCTAGAATATCATAGTGAAACCAAGCAAAGTTGACGGTGGCACTACCCCCACGAATACCATTTTGGTGACAACTCTTTACAGTAGCTTCAAATGCTTTAGCAAATGGAATTGGACCTGTATGCATTACTTCACCATTACGAATTGGAGCATTTGTAGCACGTAGTCTTGATAAATTCAATCCAATACCATAACGACTAGCAGTAGCAAAACCAACTGCGCTGATATTACTGAATATACTACGTAAATTATCATCGACCGTAAATAGTGAACATGAAGCATAACTCTTCATTACCGTTCTTACTCCAGCCATAATTGGTGTAGGTAGATTAATCTTATGTTTACTAAAATAATTGTACGCTTTCTTGACATAATCCAATCGACCTTCTTTATAGTCTTTGAAAAAAGTCATTGCGATCAACATGTACGCAAACTGCGGTGTTTCATATATCTGTTTAGTTGCTCTATTTTGTACTAAATATTTATCACACAATTGTTTGATACCAGCATAAGTGAAGTTAAAATCACGATCATGCTTTAGATATTCATCTAGTTTATCAAACTCTTGTTTACTATACCAGTTCAGAATTTCACCATCATAGACCAATGATTGAATATTAGATTGAACTAAATCATATAGTTTTGGTGGATTTTTACCTCCCCAAACTTCTTTACGAAGTTGATAATTCATCAATCTAGAAGCAACATATTGATAATTTGTCTTTTCTTCACTAATCAAATTAGCAGACGCTTCAATCAACATCTTGTGAATATCTTTTGAATTCATGCCATCAAAGAATGATAAGTGTGCATTCATCGCTACTTCTTCAAAGCCAACACCTTTTATGTCTTCTGTAGCCCACTGTAAAATCTTATTGATTTTATCTGCGTTAAACTTCTCGGTCTTGCCATCACGTTTCTTAATAAAAATTTCTTTGTTCATAAAATATATTGGTAAAAGATAACTATTCTTCAATAGCCTCTTTGATCCATGTTGTGACTAACTTTTTTAAGTTTTTTTTGACTCTTTTTTTATAGTCACAACTATGTATTATTCGTCTGCATCCTCAGAACTGCTATGTACGTTCCACTTATTCTTCAATAACTTCTTGACTTGGTTTTCACCATTCATCATTTCGTTTTGAAGTGCTAATCCTTCTCTTGAAGATTCGCTGAATATTTCAATCTGACCACACCCAGCATTCATCTTACTTGGAAATGTCAAACCATCTGGTCCAAATCGATTCTTAATAATGTGGAATCTGGCTGTATTGGATTGTTTATCGTTAACTTTACGACTTAGTGACATAACGAAGTCAGCGGTCATGATCTTACGATAACTATCTGAAATGTTATTAGCCTGAATAATATCTTCATCCATAGCAGCACGATTACTCTGAGAAGCACTCCAGATTGGAACCTGCAATTCACCAGCTACAGCACGAAGTTCTTCATAAATACCACCAGCTTCTTGATAACTATTGCTGTTACGATCACTATTAATTGGACGTAGAATATCTGCGTAGTCAACAATAATCATATCTACCTTAGTACCCAACATAGCCAATCGTTCACAGTGAGCCTTCAAGCTCTGAGCGGATACAGTCTTAATTGGAAAGTACTTAATCATCAATTTACCTGGAATTTCTGCAATCTTCTTCTTAACAATATCAATGTTGTTACGAATGTTTTGGAAATCAATTCCAGTAAAACAAGCATCATAACGTAGACCCACATAATTTTCATTTAACTCCAGAGTAAAGTGAATTACATTTTTACCTTGTCTCATTGCTTCTGCACCTAGTCTACATAGTACCCAGCTTTTACCACTACCAGCACAAGCTGTAATAATCCCAAGTTCGCCAGGTCCAAGGCCACCATCCATCAAACCATCAATAACATCCCACTTGGTATTGATAGAATTACGAGCCATTAAGGTCATACGTTTTTCAACATCCTCGCCATAATCATGGCCGACATTACGTTCCATACCAGCCTTCAAAGCTTCATCAAACTTGGTCTTGATCTTTTCGTATTGACCAACCTTCAAATAGTCAACACTTTCCATGATAGCGTTCTTTAGCTTTTGATTGATACAGAATTCTAAGAACTCTTCCTTGATGAATTTTAGATCGCCGTCATTCATCTTTTGATAAATCAACTTTAGATTATCTACAATACTCTTTTTGAGTACTTCATTGGTTACCACTTCCAATTTGACCTTAAACACATTAAGTGTTGGCAAATCACTATACTCAATGAAGTATTTAATACTTTCCTTGACAATCCACTTATGTGCATCACTTTCAAAGAAGTCTGCTTCAACAATGTCACTAATACGTTCAATAAATGGTCTATCGGATACAAGACCTGAGATACACTTAACTTGAAACTCACTTCCAAACTTCTTCAAATTGTCAATAATATGCTTATCGTTCATTATATATTCTTTCTATGTTTTGTTAATACTACTCCATCAGTCTACACCCAAGTGTGTAGATTCCAACTTATTTTATAATTTATCGGTTTTACAATACGAAACTATTGAGTTTGCCCCAAGTTTCATTCAACCATACCATATAATTTGGTAGGTTACTCCACATTTTATCCTCAGTGATAAGTCTGCTGAATGTCATCTTATCAATCTTAGGAACTTGTTTCTTGATTATTTCTTCTATTCTTAACTGAGTAAATGATTGAATGCATGTATTCTTTAACTGCATCAGTTCAAAATTACGTTCCAATAGAAGTTTGTTATCCAACACACGTTCATAAATCTTATACTTACTCTTATAATTTTCAGAGTAGTTATAAATTTCTTGCATTGTTACTTGTTTATCCTCACCCAAAAATGGATATGCTTGAAGAACTCTTTTAATTCCAACGCCATCTAGACCAGTAATGTTATCACTGACATCACCCTCCATAACTCTGTAATAGATAAAATTATTGCAGGTAATACCATACTCGTCCACTATTTCTTTACAACCAAAGATTTTCTTCTTGACAGGACTCCAGATTTTAACTCTATCACTTGCCAATTGTAAAAAGTCTTTGTCTGTGGACATAATAGTAACATTACTATCTTTAAATGTATCTTCGGACAAATACGCAATTGTGTCATCGGCTTCAATATTATCAATAGCCATTACAGTTACTGGTAATACTTCAAGATAACTTACCAATCGCATCAACTCAACTTGAAGATTCTTTTGTTCAAGATCAGATGAACTTAGTTCTTCATATGTTCTATTGAACTTAATTTTGGTCTTACGTCCCTTTTTGTAATCGGGATAAAGCTTACGACGTTTTTGTGAACCACCTGTTCCATCAAATACAACGATAACTCTAGTTGGATTAATTAATTTAATAGCATATCCGATACTCTTAAGGAACCCAGCAATTCCTCCGATATGCATTCCGTCATCATTCATCGATGGTACTGCCATAAATGAACGAATGAAGGTGTTTAATCCATCGACTAAGAGGATGTCGGAGTTAGTAGTTTTTTGAATACCACTATCACCAACACCCCCCTTTACGTTCTCGAAAAGAGAGAACAGTCTTTGTTTTTCACTGGAAGTAAATCCACTCATTGTTATTCGCCAGCGTCATCTTCGTCGGTTGATACTTGAACATCTTCAACGATTTGACTATTTGGGTCTTTATATTTCATGATACAAGCATCACAAATCTTCATGTAAATTTCTTCCTTTAACTTTGAATCCGATTGTAGTATTGAAATGAAGTCTTTTGATTGAAACTTCCATTCAGTACCATCGTTCTTTTGATAGGTGTAGTAAGCGCCGCCTTGTTTAAGAACACCCGCATCTTTCATAACCTTGATCCAACTACTAAAGTCAGCAATTCCACTATCAAAATAGATATCAAAATTTGCTTGACGTTGTGGTGGTCCCATACGATTCTTCACAACAACAGCTTTACATTCATTACCAATAACGAGTTCACCCATCTTTAGTTTGCCTGTATTGTTTAGACGAACACGTACACTACAATGATATGCTAGAGCCTTGCCACCGCTGACTATGTACTTGTCACCAAATGCCATAGCATTTAGATTCTGACGCAATTGGTTGGTAAAAATCAACAATACTTTCTGACGACCAATCATGTTGGTAATCTTACGCATTGCTTTGCTAATAATAATTGACTTACCAGTAGCATAACCATCCTTACCATGATCACTCTCTAGTTCTGCTTTTGTAGAAGCAGCTGCAACGGAATCAACAATAATTGTTAATAGCAAATCAGGATGATCCTTACGAATAAACGTAATTGCTTTTTCAATTCTGTCGAAGATATCTTCTACAGTCTCAGCTTGTGAATACATCAACTTGCTTTTAGACAAGTCAACTCCCAAACTCTTCCAGAATTCTCTGGACTCAGAATTTTCTGTGTCAATGAAAAGTGCTTTACCACCTTTTTTTTGTGTATCCGCAACAATGTGCGCACATACCAAGCTTTTTCCAGTTCCTTCAAGGCCTGTCAATTCAACGATACGTCCCACTGGCAAACCGCCATGAGGACGATTACTAATCGCTAGATCTAGCATTGATGAACCGGTACTTACCCAATCACTGATTGTTGAGGGATCTTCCTGTTCATCCAAGAAGAACGCAATTTTACCACCTTCTTTGTTGGATTTGTTGAGTTCATCTGCCAATCTTTCTAGCAGATCATCTTTTTCTGTTGTTTTTTTTGCCATAACGTATATAACTAGAAAGCCGGTGGGGGTATAACTCCACCGGCTTATTTTTTAATTTTTAAGCGCCAAACAAATCATCAAATGCCTTGTTAACATCATCACTTGATCCAGTCTTAGCTTTAACTGCGGTTGGAGATGCTGTTACAGCGGCCTTTGGTGCTGTTGCGGTTTTAACTGCGGTTGGAAACGGAGCTTCATCATCCGTATCAGTTGCTATAACAGATACAGCAGGATCAGCAGCGGTTTCATCAGGATTCAACCACTTATCCATAACTTCCTTGAGTTCTTCATAAGATAGTTCTGGGAATAGATCCATAATGTTAACTTGAGACTTGAGAGCATCAAGTAGATTTGAATTATTTGGATCTACAGCAACGCTTGTGTTTGGCTTAACACGGATATTGGTTTCTGGGAAACTCTTGCCTGATTCGTCACCAGTCTTGAATTCCACAACAATATCACGACCCGAGGTTAGATCGGTAATATCACCAAAATCAGGATCACTGATGATGCTTAGAAGTTCTTGGTAAACTTGCTTACCAAATCCCCAGAACTTAACACCTTCTCCCTCTTCACCACGAACAATGACAGGAGCGAATGTACGCATCTTGGGTTCCATTTTCTTACCCATCTTCCACTCTTCCTTATCGCCGGTCTTCTTCAAACGATTTGAAAACTCAACGATTGGATCTGGACGACCAAAACTATCAGGACTCATGTAACTCTTACCATTTAGGTTGTAGTGAAACTTGAGTTCGATAAATGGATTCTCAGGAGAATACTTGTAAGGTACGATACGAACAACTTGCTTACCAGGCTTTGGTTTCCAAATTAGGTTGGATTTCTGGTTTGTGTTTGAAAGTGAGTTCAAACGGCTCTTTAACTTACTAATGTCTAATCCCATAATTATTTATTTATTAATTGTTTAATTGATAATTAGTTAATTCTTAATTCACTTAAATCAAGATGTAACCAACTTGAAATTACTCTACACTAGGTACAGAGAAATGTCAAGCGTCATGTAATATATATCAAATAGAAAATATATTAAATAATTTTAATGAAACGACTTTAACCCCGATTTCATTAGTTAAAATGATACTATCCTTGTATAAATCCCAGTTCAATTGAAAGTTTTTATCGAACACTCCATTGTTCTCATCTGCGATTAATTTATTCATCGCATTAAGCGTATATAGAGTGTTGGTTTGTTTTTTTCTATGTACACCAATTGTACCAGGATACTTTAGTTTATTATTAAAGTCCTTGATAATATTGAAAGTCAAATATATTTCCCGAAGATTCTTTTCATTAGCAAAAACAAATATACGATTATCTATCAAAGTATATGTTTGTTGTACTTCTTGTATTACAGATTGATATTTTTGACTGTCTGTAAATGTACAGAGTAATTGTTTTAATTCGTTCATAATGCTATTGCTGTGCCAGGTATTTTACCATAAGGCATTACTAATATTCTACATCCCAATAACAATATTACTTTACCTTTTCTGGTATAAGAAAAATTTTCTACTTCTGTAAATCGAGCGTATAAGACTGGTCGATATTGTAAAATTGGATCTTCAGCGTTTTTTGGGGCTGGTAAATTTGGATTGAATAATATATGACCTCGGTTGTCTGTAGAAATTTTTATGCCATTTGGCTCATCTTCACTATCATTATGAAATTCTACATTTAATGTTTCATTTGTTTGAATTAAACAATGAACATTTTCAGGACCATAGTTGGAGGAATTAAGTTTAAAGTCTAATCCGTAAATTGACATTCCTGCGATTTGTCGAGACTCATCGGTACCATCTAACATATCTATCCAAACTGAAAATCCTCTTGGTAAAAAGTATATTTCTTTATTTAAACCAATGTTATTTTTAAAAACCGTTGTAACAGATGACTTATTTGCTAATAACAAATCTATTTCTTCTTGTGAGAACATCACATTTGAATCACTTGTTCTGACTTTTTTTGTTTTATCATCAATTTCAAGTGAATATCCGGTTCGAATTGTAGTAGGATCAGGTAATTGTTTCGTAGTTTTATCTAGAAAGTTTGCTATGATTTCAGCCCACTTACCCTTTTCACTACCAAGTTTACTGTTAAGATTTTTTATACTTCCATATTGTTGAAATGGCACCGCAGCTAAAGAAGTAGCAGCGCCTTCTTCGGACCAATAATTGCCGTGTTTATATGATATCCAAAATTTGTCTGTGGAATTTTCGGTCAATGCTAAATCAGCTTTACCTACACCTTCAATTTTATGGGCACCATTTACATTTACACCAGTATCTCTAAATTCATTTAGTTCATCCGAAATATAAAGTCTCAACGGCACTTTTATGTCATTTTTTATGAACCACGTATTTAAGTTATTAACTTGTAGTTCTTCATAACCAATACCTCTAGCTTGTTTAGCTACCAATTCGACTTTGTCACGATTGTTAATATAAAATTGATATACTAATATAGCTCGTTTAAAATCAGGAGATGAAATTGATTTAGCAGCTGACCAGCCAACTATTCTTATATTAGAACCAGTTCTTATTTTTTTTGAAGTACCAGCATATGTAATTACAAGTTTACCTTCTTTTTTTAATATACTTTCCAATCCTATATAATTTACAGGAGTCGTAAGACCATATTTATTGTTACTACCAGGAGAAAGTGTAACACTCGATATATTTTGATTTAGATTATTGATGATCTCATCGTCTGTAAATCTTTCCAATCCCAATTTTCTTAAAATATCAATATCAGCATTTTCAGCTTTAATACGAGTTTCTGCAATTAACGGCCGAATTATCATTTTTCCAACATGTTCGTCAAATATTTGTTCTCCTACATATTCACCCGTCGTGTCATACCAATTAAATCCTTTATTGTAAAATCCACATATTTTAGCTTCATCAACACTATAGTTTAACAATGGGGTTTGTCCTTGCAATATCGCAACGTTTGCAATAGCATCTTGTTGTTTTTCCCTTGCAGTTCTGTCATCAACTTTATCATCTGACTCTGCATCTTTTTGAACTTCTTTATCTACCGATACGATATCAGTTTTTTCTTTTGGCTTTTCTTCAGTAGCACCAGCCGATGATAAATCTCCCGGAACAGAAAATATGTTTGATTGAACCTTCTTTGGATTTTCTGCAAAGTGTGTACCCTTATTTACAGCACGATCTCTATACTCTTTGCTTGGAAAGGTTACTAAAATTCCGTCTTTATTATAGGCCTGACGATCAGGAAATCTACCAGCTTCAAATAGGTTAGCTGTTTTGTCAACAATCTCATTAAGAGAATAACCAGCCTTTTCCAAATACTCCTGCACAATAAAAACATGGTCTGGGTTCTCTAACTTGAGAACACCATCCTTTATACGGGAATCACAACAAATATCATTTATAATAGATCTAAAGTTCATCTATTATAAATATAGTTAAATTTAACGTAATCTCAAATCGTTGTAGTTATTTCCAGTATATACCTTAACTTTGAACTTTTTATTCTTGATTATGTCAATTACGTCTTGTATTGTGCGTTCATCAACCTCTGGACTTACATCAAATACAATAGAATCATATACATACAATATTGGCACAATCTTCTTATCAGTTACATACTTCAACACATTACCCAAACTATTCAGTCCATATTCGGTTTCTGCAGCCTGAATTATATATGCAAATAACTTGTTTTTATTGGGATCACTGATTTGTTTTGATGTAATCTTTCGTTTATAAATCGGAGTAGTAACATATCCCTTCTTTTCAAACATTTCCCAATATTTATTTTTCAACTCATCGGTTTTTGCAAAAAATGGAATATTAAGATATTGATCTTTGATCTGTCCATACAAGTTAACCATCGTAAGTTTCTTGGACTTGGCCATCAATTCTGAATCAACTTGATTAACATTGTAATATTGTTTAGCCAAATGTTCATAAATGGTTTCTTCATCAGGTACCTTATAATCGATAAGATTAGCCACAATATAAGGATGAAATCCAGTAAAGTCTACCATCAACAAATATCCATCATATCTAGATATAAAACTCTTTCTGCAACCATCCTCCTTGTTTAGAGCTACATAATTTACGTTATCAAAATGATTACTAGGTCTGCCTGTGGGATTATATATGTTGTATTCTGTATATACAAACCCGTTGTGTGTTTTTGCTTTAAAATAATTTTTAAACGTGGTTGTATCTAATTTTAACCCATTCTTTTCAACTTCATATAGAGTATCAACAACAATGTTATTAAAGAATTTAAAGCAATAAGACTCTTTATTTTCAACGTTTAGACTTTCTACATGAATAAGTTCTTCATCAAAATCACGTTGATGATTTGCATATGGATATATCATATTAAACTGATTGATATCACCGGTTCGAATCTTAATAGCAAAATAAGCATCTGATTCTTCTTTAACGAGAATTTCGTTATGTTTTAGAAAACTAAAAAGGTTTACATCAATCAAATTACAATCCCCGAGAAAATACTTGTACCTCTTCTTATTGTTTACATATATCTCTCGGTCTGTCTTTTTTAGTAACTTTACAAAATCATCATAAGTACTACTGACATTTACATCTGGGTGTAAAAAGTTAAAGTAATACTTTTCTTTAGTAATATAATCATAAACAAACGCAGCAATAACTTTATCACACGCAATATGTTTATTGGTGTTTTGAGTTATAAACTTTAGATATATTTGATTAGATAGATACACACTACAACATTTACACAAATGTTCTAGAATGTCAATTAAAATCCACGCCAGAATTGTCTGGGATTATTTAATATCGTCGAAATCTGAGGAAACACTTGAGCTGCTTGATTTATTCTAAGTATATTATAATCCACAACACCTGTGGTTTCAAGCATTTTTCCTTTGTACACATTAAACTCAACCCCAGATACTTTCCAAGTTATTTTGGTCTTTTTGAAAAAACCAGAGTTTGTTCCATTATAACCTCTAGCATTGGTTTCGGTTATATTAGAATAGTTAATGTTGCCAACAAAATATCGGGTTATATAACCATATTCATAGTCCGATGGTTTGATGGTTGGAATATATGATGCTGGAATAAAGTAATTGTATCCACCCAATCCAACAATATTTCTCGTTTTTACTGGTGTGTCATCAATCATATATTTATATATTTTAAATTGGTTCCAGCAATACATCTTAATAATGCTGTAATATTTGTTTCCCATTTACCTGATGCTATATTATGTTCGACTTCTAATATTTGAAAAATGACATTACCAGGCACATATGGTTTAGGCAAATTACTGATTGCGAATACTTGTAGATTTCTAAACCCATACAATCCATCCAACGTCATTGATATTTGAAAGTTATCAGACACACCACTATATTTTGCAATATTACCAGATATATCACCATCATCCAACATTCTTCTCAATTTAGCCTTCATGCTAGGTGGTAAACACAAATACTTCCAATTATATATTTGTGTTTGTTCATTCCTGGCTTGGTCACTTGAGTTAGTCCCTCGGAGATCTGACTGCAAATTAGACAAACGTCCTCTGGGAACAAGTGTGGAATTTACACCATCTACATTCAAGAATCTCATACATAAAATGTCATTACGGGACATTTCGCCATAAACCTGAATATTTGCTATGTCTCTATTTTCATCTTTAAAATCAACATTTGTGCCTGGTACATTGCCAGATTGTTGAGCTTTCTCCAAATCTTTACCTTTTAATTTTGCAATCTGCTCCAGTTGGAATGCGTCTAGTCTATCTCTAAACTTGATAAATGGTGTATTTGAAACTTGAGTTATCACAATATCAAGTTCTGCTTTAGTATTTGCATTATTTATTTTGTCTTGAATCTTTTCAGTCAAGCTTGGTGAATTTGTGCCAGCAAATAAAACATTGTTAGCTTGTTCATTAGTCAAACTAACATCAAAGTTTATAGATTTTACAACATTGTTGGTCTTTGCCAAATCAAACATATATACCTCTTTTAATATATCCATGTTGATTGTGTTTTTATCTACAATTGATAATCTTCCATTTAAACCATCCACTATATCAAATTGCCAAAAATCATCAACTGCGTTGTTTATTGTACTCAATACGGCCGTGACAAATTGTTTAATCGTCTTTACATTTTCATCTTTTGCGATTTCCATCAACCGAGTTTTTGATATAAGAAGATTCTTCAAATACCCATAATAGTACTTTTTGTATTTTTTGGTCACATCTACTCCTTCATCGTCATAGAATAATTTATCCTCGACAAATGGAAATGATGCGAATCCAAGAGGCCATTTATTTGGGCCGTTGTAATAGAACCAATTAATTACTCTATCCAAATCATCACGATACAAACCAGATGTACCAAATGTTTTCTGTGCATTTAATGCAGCTAAAAGTAGTGACTGATCAGAATCAATATTTTTATCTTTTTTATTTACCTTTAGAGCATTAATGAGTTGTAAAGTTAAATCAGGTTTATTTCTTTGAGGATTAACAAATTCATTTTTTGTTATTTCCTTTTGTTCAGTAGTTAAAAATTTTCCACCATTATTTATTTTTGGCGCAACAGGATTTGGTATCAATACATTTTTATCACATGATATTAAGTTTGGATGTGCATTTATAATAATATCAGTGTTATCTATTACGTACAAATTATTACGTGGGTTTGAACAGAATAAATTAAGTAATTCAAACACAAAGTCTAGTTGAAGCCAGACTTCATCATTTGTATCATTAGCATCAAAGTCTGTTTTGCTGTCATCAAATGATACTTGTTGTTCATAGTAATTGGCGGGATATTGTCGAATCGATCCATACTCAATTACGGGAAATTCAGCTGGTGCCGATTTTTGATAAGGAGGTGCAAAATATCCTGGTCCACCTGATGGTATCGTTGTTGATGTAGGAGGATTTACATACTCGACTTTTGTTTTTCCAGGTTGTCTTGCAGCTTTATATATGTCTTCTCTTCTGCCAACAAAAATTCTATCTTCGGGATTACCACTGTAAAAAGATGATATACCAGCCTTGGTCACACCAGCAGACGCTTTAATAGCCGTCAATATATTTTCACGTTTTTGTTTTTCTGTTTGTTGTGCATTAGCCTCAGCATCCGCATCAGCTTTTTGAGTCTCGGCGTATTTGTTGGCAATCGCAATTCTATTCGCGGTTGCATAATCAACAAAATTACTTCTAGACTTAATTACATCATTTATGGAAGGTAGATAGATGTTAATAAAATTTTTAAAATTTATATACTCAACGCTTTTTGCTCCGTCTGCTCCGTCATTTTGAGTAGCATTGTTGTCAGTTCTGAATCCTGCAAACAATCCTTGTCTTGATGTACACTCAACATTACACTCATACAAAAATCCATTTTGTGTGGTAAAATTATATTTTGTAACAATTCCGGTTACACATCCGTAGTTACCATATGAAAGATTAGATCTGTCTAAAGCCGTTTGTGGTTCTGAAACAATTTTCCAACATTCTTCCCGAGACAAATTTAGTAAGGATTTTTGATTGAACAAATTCCAACCAAATTCAATAAACATATTGATGCCAGGAGTTAAAAAGAATGGCATCATATATTCAAGTTGAGCCAAACTATAACAATTGAATTTAAATGACGCAAATGTAAGCAATTCTCTGCTTTGTCTTAATTGTACAGATACAATACCTGGGGGTGGTAGTATAGATGATACCACATTATCTTGTGGAAAATTGTTGTCAACTCTGGATTGATAATTTGTTAGTGATCTTAACCTTGGATCAATAAAGTGTGGTTCACCAGTAGCCTGATAACCAATAATAGCACCCTTTTGTGTAAGTGGTGTAGTATTGTTATAACCAAACGCATCATAAAAACCATCTCCACCTTTTAGAATAAATCCATCATATGGGTTTGAATCATTTGGGCTTTGACCACCAGACTTGTTTAAATAAGCACTTCTTGGTACCAACCCATTTGAAATTTGACCTGTACCACTTGAAAATATTCTAACCCATGGAGTCATCGGACCCTTGTACTTACTATGATTATTTGCAAAGTCAAACGTAGCATTAACAAACGGATTTGGTATTTGCATACCAATGTTATTGGTATTATTACGACGGCGTAATTCTCTTACCATCTCGGTTGGAATGTTTTGTATTTCCCACCACGTTGGTGCATTTCCTATTATCTCATTAGTGTTAGCTGCCATAACTTAATTTAAATTTTTGAGATTATTTAGTATCTGAGAAACATTGCCTGGTATTCTTAATTGTTTACCTAGTGGTATTGATAATTTACCTTTACCCAAGTTGTTAGCTTGTGCTATAATCCACCAGAAACTTTCGTCACCATAGTATTTTTTAGCCAAGCTATCTAAATAATCAACCTCACTTGCTATGATATATGTATCATCGATAGAATGTGGAATAATAGGATAATAAGTTGTTCTGTACACATTCTTACCATCCCATCTTTTATAAACTGGTGTAAATTGATATCTCATGCTATATAATTATGGTATATTCGACGCATTGATCTGATTAAGCCAGTTGTTATCATACCTAATATTCTTTGAGAAATTATTTTTAGCAGTGTCACTACTTCTGTCATAAAACTCGGTGAGTGGAGCGTTTTTGTCAGCTTTAGTACTAGAGTCAATCGGTCCTATAAAATTTGGATTAACTGGAACAGGCAATTGCAATTGACTAACAATTGATACAGGAGCATCGCCCCAAATAGCTTTGCCTGTATATGGACGATCTTTTTCAAGAACATTCATCTGAACACTAATTTCCGCTGTTCTTGGAAATTGAGCAACTCTTCCTTTGGATCTAGCTTTGTTACCTCTAGGATCTATGATCGTATCAGAACTCTGCCATTGTATAGCTTTATTTGGTCCATAATACCAACTTTGTCCATTTTTATCAGCTTCCTCTGGAATTGTTTCCCAAGATGTATCATCTGGTATTGTGACGTTACAACTTGTTATTACAACAAAGTGGTTTTTGTAAAAATCACCTAATGTTAATTGTACCATTGGTGGTACCATATATCCACCCTCTTGTTGTAATGTATAATTAGCTGGTCTTGTTAAACCCACCAAATAATTTATGCGTTGCCACATTGGCATCAACTCTTTTACGCTGTGTGCATTAACGGTGAAATTAAAATTTACTTGACGTTCAAATCCTTTGTAATAAAACAATTTGTCTGGACGACCCAAATATTCAACCGTTTCCCAACTTGCATTGTTGTTGTCAGTAATTGATTTTACGGTAGCATTAAATGGAATATATTTTTGGTTAACGATATCATAAAAATAAAACTTAATAATATCTGGTCCATATATGCCAAATTTATCTGTAGCAGAATATTGTTTAGTAAATTCCTCTTGGTTTAATACTTGAAGTGAGTTAACATAATCAACGTTGTTGGTTGGATAAATATATCGATCATTTGGTCCTTCTCCTAAACGAGTTGGTACTTTATTACCCATCGTTTCATCTCTACGAAAACGACCTTGATATGTATCATTTTTAATGGTTGGATCATTTAGTTTTGTAGGATCAAGTTGTTTTAAGTAATTTGTTCCTATACGTGTGCCATCGTTACTAAACTTAGCAAATTGAAGAGGTTGTAAATTTTTTCTGTTGGTACTATATTTGCTTTCATTTGCACCACCAATGTCGTTAATAGCCTTGTCAAGATTATCAATGATGTCCTTAACTACGTTACTTTGTTGATCACTAAATGTGGTCTTGAATCCAGATTGATTATCTAAATAAGTTTTATAGTTTAGTATTTGATCTGAATATTCGTTATCATCATCTACTTTTACTACATCACTATATCTGTTTGAATCTCCACTTGGAGTAATTGCCTTCTTAGTTAACTTAGTACTTAGTAAGTTATTCTTATCTTTTGATAAAACACCAATTTCTTTTGTATAATCAACCGCTTGTTTTTTGATATTTCTTACTATAATCAATCTGTTCAAAGATGTTTTATTCTTCGACTTACCATAAAAACGTTGATTAACAGCTAATGAATAATCAGCCTTTTTTCCAAATCCAAGTGAATTCAACAAACCACTCAAAATACCACCACCCGCAATACCATTTTGAGTTGGATCAAACAACTTACCCGCGTTTAACATCATCTCATATGTTTGTTCATCCGCACGATATGTTGCTGGCCATGGTTGTTTTGGTGGCAAAATACCACCTAACAATGTATTGTTTTGAAAAAATCTTCCAACACCAGTTATTAATCTACTAAAAAAGTTACCTCCAGCATTTGTCATCCAACGTTGATATCTTGGATTATTATAAGCATTTGTAGCAGTATTACCTCTCAATAAATCTTTTACACCATCTCTAGCAATTGATGTAACAACTCGACTAGAGTTATCCCCACCTCCCACCAAAGAGGTTAGTGTTGACAATCCCAATCCACCACTCGCTGCACTAGCAACACTGCTACGGGGTGGTGATGGTTGTGGAGGTGCGCTACCCAACAATTGTCCTACAGCACTTACAGCATTACTAAGACCAGTACCACCCAATAAGCCTGTTAATATGTTGCTTGTATCTATGTGACGGGTTGGACGATCAACCAAACCAAAAGTAGCGGATCGTATAGCGGCAATCAACGGCGAAGCTGGGTTATAGACCTTGGTTTCATCGAATGATTGAAATCCTTGTAGTATAAGTTGTTTTCCTGTAAACTTTATACCAGCACTTGATCCCAAAAACTTTCTAATTCTGGTAGCATCTTGTATAGCAGCACTTAATGGAAGTGATCTACTACCACCAATTTTTGTACGTTGACCCTCGTTTGGGTTTTTGTAAATATATTGTTGAGATGTAACCAATCCCTTCAAATAAAGATCTTGTGGTTTGTTCTTGGTATATAAAACTCGATCATTACCATTTGTTAGAAACAATGTCTCTAATTTACCACCTCGTCTGATATTAATAAACGACGAAGCGTTAGGAGGCAGTGAAAGACCTGATCCTTGAACTTGGGATAAAGTGGTGATTTGACCTTCTGCTCCACCAAAACCCTCTACGAATGTTTGACTATTTGCCATTTATTATAAATATCAGATTGCATTAGTTGCTTGACCAGAAACTCCAAATTTTAAAGTTCCTTCAGCCAATTCTTTACTTACCTTGACTCTATCCATGTAAACCGCAATCTTTCCTGAGGCCATCATACCAGTCAATACATCGATCTTTTGAGCTACTAAATCAATTCCTTGTCTCAACATAGCTGTTTCTTCACGTTTAGCTTCATTGGTCTTGGCTAGTGAATTAATAGCCGCAGTATCGATACTGATATCAAGATTTGGAAGTTTAACCCCAGATAGTTCTTTGAGTGATGATACTGCTAATGAAACACCTTCGGCAGCCGCACTCATCGCAGTTAATTGTGTGGTAATATTTGTTAATCTACCCACATCAATATTGATATTAAGATTTGGAACTTTAAATCCGGACAATTTTTTAAGTGATTTAAGTGATTCAATTGTCAACGAAAGACCCGAGGCAGCCGCACTCATCGCAGTTAATTGTGTGGTGATATTTGTTAATGTATCCAATGGAAACAATCGTAAACTAACATTTAGAACACCCAATGCGTATCCCATAGCGCCAACCCCAAGTGCAGCCACAACTAATCCGGGTCCGACAAATGCTAACTTAACCAAGTTTGTAGTAACAGATCCTAATAATTCTGGTAGTTTATCCAAAACCTTCATTAATGTATCAGCTAAAATCGATGCCAATCCCAAAAACAACGTTGATATTGCTGCAATTGCCGGAGCAGCTGCTCCAATTCCTTGACCAATTAATTTTAAAGCATATCCCAAACCAATTAAAGCAAGTGTAATTACACCAATCGCAAGAATAGCCATTGGTGGTATAACTAAAAATTGTACAGATCTTCCAAAGTTTCTCAGTCCCTTGCCAATTCCTTCCAATCCTTTACCAATACCTTCACCCACTTTCTGAGCAGCATTTCCCATAGCATCTGCTAAAAAGTCCGCTACAAGTTTAATACCCTTCTTGAATGTAAAAAATGCAATTGTTAATCCAGCCAATCCAGCAATTACTATTCCAGCAGGTCCACCAAAATCCGCAATGGTTGCCAACAATTTGAAAAAGCTAATTTGTACAGTTCTAACCAAATCCATCAGTGGTTTCATAGCCTTACCCAAAGCCAACATAGCTTGTTCTTTTTGTGCATCTAGTATTTTGCTTCTTTCCTTCGCAACCTCTCCTATAGCAGCTAATTCATTGGCTCTTTTTTCTTGTTCTACTTTGGATCCAGAAATCTTGGCTAACTCTTTTTCTAGTTTTAAACGTTCTTTAGCTAAGTCTGGATTATCTTGATCAATTTTCTGTTGTGTTTTCTTCAACGAACCAATCTTCTGTAATTCATTAATGTCTTTACCGGTCAATTCAGATAAAGCTTTACGTTGAAAATAGTTTAACTTATCAATATCTCCAACTCTTTCAAGTTCTTTTTGTAATGCTTTTTCACCCTCAGCAATTTTACCTTCAAAAAACAATCTACGTGATTGATTAAAATTGATGTTTTGACCCAACAGTGCACTAGCTTTTAACTCAGCGCCAACCGACGATTCAAAGTTTAATAATGATTCAGCTGATTTTGCAGCTTGATCAAGACTACTACCAATCTTTCTCAACTCAGCTGCTTGTTTGATTAACTCAATCGTGTTGCCTTTAAATATTGTACGTACACTAGAACTAGCTCCACTTACATCTTTAATAACCTTACCCAATGGTACTCCGGCAGCTTTTGCGGCAGCATCAGCTACTCCAGCCATGTTTTGTTGAGCTTGTAAACTGGTGTTACCAATTTCTCCTAATGTAGCAAAAAATTGAGCACTGTCTGTAGCGCTTATTCCAATCGATTGTGAAAGTTCAGCAGCTCTCATTGCAACCTGTGGCATATACTCGGCGGCCATCACACCAAGATTGTTATTTAACTCAGCAACTGCCTCAAGTGCTTCTGTCAGATTTACAACAAGATTTGTTGAAGAAGCAACAATACGTTGCATTATAACCGCTTGTTTTTCAGACTGAACTCTACTGATTCCTTGTTTTACAGCATTATCCGCCAGTAATTTATCATACTTATCATAAGCATCTACAAGTTTTATTAACGTGTCGTATGCAACTGCCATTAATGTTGCTTGCGTCTTTAACCCAGATATTTGATTTCTATGTTGCGCAATTTGTCCTTCAATTTCACTGATATCATGTGCAACCATGAACCCTTCCTCTTGCAATTTTTTTAATGCTATAAGCTGCGATTCTTTTTCAGTTAATAATACATTTTCAATCTCTAATTGTTTTTCTATATCTTTTAGTGGATTTATTGAATTTTTAATCTTTCTGCCAACGTCATCCCAAGTTTCAGAGTATGATTGTGTTTCAGCTCTGGCTCTTTCTAGCTGTTTAATTAAATCCGCTATGGATTTCTCTGTTGGTGAAGATGTTGCCATATATTATATAATAATAAATATCCAGTTATCTAAAAGATGGTTTATCTATTTTAGACTTGGCAGATTTAGATTCGGATTGTTTATTCTCCCGTTCCTTGACATCGACGAGTTTTTTGTAATAAAAGTTGCGTAGATGAATAGGTAAAGCATACACCTCAGATGGTGTAAACCCATTACCATAATAACATAAATCAAATATTACGTGCTGTATGTAAACTCTGTGTTCAGGAGTTAGGCCAAAAAAATTGAACCGTCATTGGTACGGCTACCCTTTCTTGGTTAGAACATTCAGTACAGCAAAAGTTGAATCGGCTATCAACATCGGGAGAAAAAACCTTCGCATGTTGTCTAAAAGCGCTGCTATCTTTTGCCAACATATTATTATCAATAAAAGACTTGATCTTGACTTTATCAGTATCTCCATTGATTGCTGTAATCATATGTTTCAATCGAGTGGTAATTTCACTTGAGGATTCCTTCTTTAACTTTGCAAATCCTTCAATATCACGTTCAATCATTTTTTCATCCGCAGCAGTCAATAACTTGAACTTGATTGTTAGTTTTGATGTTGGCAAAGTATATTCAAACTCATTTACACCCTTTGGATACGCATCAAAATCAATTTCTTTGTAGTTGATCTCTGATAAATCTACATTTTGTTTATTTGCCGCAGAACATTTTGGACATGTAATTTCTACAGGACCATATGTGTCACCATAAGCCAATCGTCTGATTGCAAAAATTAAAGCATTTTTGTCACCCACAAGAATTTGATCCAAATCAATATCCTTATCAACAACTAATGATTCAATCAACTTTTCTACAGCAAGTCCTTTTTTAAGCAAATTTGGGCTGGTAAGAATATCTTCTTCTTTTGCCGTCATCAACTTAACTTCCAATTGGCCAGTAGACAATTTACTATTTGGCGGGTAAAAGTGTCCTCGACTTGGCAGATCAACTATTTCTGTTGGAAACGTTGGAGCTGCAGGTTTTGGATTAACAACTGATTGTCTTGTAATAGAAATTTCGTCACTCATAACTTTATAACAATATATAGAACTTTATATAACTTTTTCAGTTATTTTATTTAGTTTTTACATCCTTTTGTGCATCTTGAGCTGTTTTAGTAAGTATACCAGCTCTGGTTCTGATTTTATTGATAGCATCCTTAAACTTGGCTTCTGGTCCAACCAATGCATCCATAAAACTATCTTCTTCATATATCATCTTTCTGATAATAGCTTTAATCTTTTGTTTTTTTACTTCATTCATAGGTTTTAAAATTTTATGTATACTCTTAACAACTTGAGGTTTAACGCCTGGATAGTTGGTTGCGAAGTTTTGAAAATCATTGTTTGTTAAATCTTGTCTTAATGTACTAGCACTTATACTTTGACCATTTTTATCATCAGTTCTTCCCATATAGTTACTAGGAGAATCATCGGTCATATCAACTACTTGTACACCTTTTGGTGCAGTTAGTCCATCTTTAGTTGCCTTGATTTTGTATCTTTCAATTGCCGCTGCAAAGATTTTGCTACGTTTTGCATCTTCTGGACTTTTTGCACTAGCACCCAAAGCAATGGTTTCTGTACTATTTCTTGGTAACCCAAATACATATCCAAATGCAGCATTCATAGGATTATCATCTTGTACAGCAACTACTTCAACTTTTGGGTTTTTGGTTAGTAAGTTCCAAATAGCTAAACTTTGTTGACGATTGATACCATCACGTTCAGTGGGCCCAACCATTACAATTACTTTCTTTACATCACCACGACTAGCAAATTTATTAGCTAATCCCAAATGGCCCACATGAGGTGGCTTAAATCCGCCGGGCAAAAGTACTGTTACTTGATCCATGAATATAAATATCAATAAAACAAAAAACCCCACAAATAAATGTAGGGTTTTAAACATATGATGTGAATATTAGTATTGGAGAATGCAATAGTCTGGTTGAATAGTCATACTGATTGTTATAGCATCACCATCGTTAGACCAATCCAATTCATTGAAGGTAGCTTCGGTGATGAAGGCACCCTTGAGTGTCCATTCTTCTACCTTGTCACCAACTGGACCTAGAACATTAATGGTCAAATCCTTCTTATAAAAGTCTTGATAACCATCACGACCAGTAACAGATTCGTGGTGTAGACGAACCCATTCCATTACAGCTTGAGCACCAGAAGGAACAATTGGATCATATAGTTCTAACACCATTGTACCCCAAGTGCTTTTACCTTTGTAGTAGGTCTTGATGTTGATGTGGTCCAACTCCTTAGAAGCTTGTGTAATTTTTGGACGATCACATTTCTTGATGACGAAAGATGGAATACCATCAACGTATAGAATAAATCTATTTTTTACCTTTGGTTCAAATGCTGTATAAAAAATTTCTGATGGATTTAGTAGTTCTGCCATATGTTTTTTCCTTTAAGATTCTTATTTATAAATATAGTAAAGTTTTAATACCTGATGTTTTTTTTATATTTTATTGATCTCTTTATCGTAAATCGATTTTACATTTTGTCTTAGTTTGGAAATATATCCTGTGGATCTTAGTAATTTGAATACCAAATTTTCCACACTATACTCACCATCGTTACTTAAACCAGCTTCTCTCATATCATATAAACGTTTAATAACGGTCTTCATTAAGTCTATATCACCTTGGTTTATAGCTGTATTAATCATATCCACATACTGGTTATATTTCTTCTTGATAGTTTCTTTATCAACCTGTATTCCTTGATACTCTGGTTTTTTAACCCACTCATTATTAATAATACTATATACCGCCTGACTTCTGTTAACATCGTTTATATCTTGTATATAAACCTCAACTTGATGATCTCCAATGTGAATATCATGTTCTTGATTCCACGCGTTTTTCAATCCGTCAACATATTTCTTAACTAATTCTTTGTTTGGATCTATCTTGCTAAAATCAACCAATATATGAAGATCTATATCACTATTTGGAGTCCAGTTATATCCAGCCGTACTTCCCAAAAAATAAATGTCTTCAATTGGCACATTTAATTCAACGCTTTTATAAAATTCATTAGCCACTTTAAGCATTTTATCCAATACTGCCGTCTTTAAAACACCTGATTGCCATAATTCTGGATTTAAAACACTGTTATAAATTCTATGTTTTTCTTTTACCCCAAGAATTTCCTTAAGTTTATTAATGGTGCTTATAGCATCCGTATGTAAAATACCAATACCACCTGCTTTATTAAACTCATCAATCGTTACAGGTTTATCATCGATTAAGATAGTATCAGATTTAGCATAATTAGCCTTGTCCTTACGACGACGTACTAAATTTGAAACAACTGTTATATTATTATTTTTTAACCAAGTTAATTTACCAGCACTTGATTCCTCATCAGTTGAATGCGTCAATATTTCTATTGGTAAATCTTTTATAAAATTATATAACACTTTACCATCAGACATCCAATCCATGGTTGCATAAAAATCAGGGCTATTTTTCTTTACAAACTCATACAGGTTAACCGATCCATGTTCGGCTTCATAAGTTTCCACAGGTATACCACCACTATAACGCTTAAACTGCTTCTCCCAGTCGGTAAGTACGCCATCCATATCCACATAAATCTTATACTTGCTATTAATCATTTATAATAAATATTAGCATGCTTAGCGCTTGTAGTGCTTATTTAACTTGAATTAATAAAGAAGATTAATAACGTATAGCGCTTGCATTTGCTTATACTTTATATATTCAGGATGTCAAGTTATTTTAAATTAGGCTTGAAAGTACCATCTTTTAAATTAAGGCTGCCATCACCATACTTTTCAGCCAATGTATTAATAAGCTTCTGTTCAACTACTTGCAACTCTTGCCATTTCTTAAGCACCTCAGTACGATTATTTTTAATTTCATCAAGCACATTTTGTGCATTAATTTCATCAAGCTGTAATTGGCCAAGCGCAAATATCTTTTCTTGATATGACTCTTGAAGTGTTGCGATTTCAACCATCTCTTGTTCAGTAAATTTAATTGTATTATCCATAATTATTGCTTTCTTAAAGGGGTTATTAAACTATCAGTATCATCTGTAAAATTCTTAAAATTTGATTGTGGTTGACTACTAATCTTGGTTGTTGTAGGATTATATGAGTCACTATATTCTTTAGTATCAAAACTAACACTCTCTGGCTCTGACATATTGTTAGTACTAAATATTTTAGGCAAATCGTTCTGATTAATTGTACTCAAAACAGCTGTCGCTTTTCGTCTAGACATTTCTGTACGAATTAATGTTATATCATTCTTGTAATTCTCAATAAGTTCCAACAAATCAAAACCTATAGATTTCAGTTCCAAATCGGAATATTCAAACAAAGGTTTTTGGTTATTATCAATCATACGTTTATATATAGATTTATAACTTTACTTATATTTTTTATAAATTGTTGTTTGGTATATACAGAAGCGTCTAAAGAAGATTGTTTTCCTTTATAAACAACTTGATCTCGGTTATTATAACAATATCTCATCATATCTATAAACTCTTCTTCTTTAAACTCACTCCACTTACCCCCATAGTCACCCCAACACCTTTCACTATAAACTTCATCATATCCAACTTCAAACCCATTATTTTTATTGACAAACTCTGATAACCCTCCATAGTTGGTATAGATTATGGGTCTGCCACAACACATACTTTCTTGTTGCATCATACCCCATCCTTCACAAGTCGCCCCACTCAGATAAACATCCAAATTATAATACCAATCACGAAGATCATTTCTAGTCAACTTTTGTGACACGTATTTTAACTTAATATCAAATGTTTTCTGAATGTTTTCATTAGTCTTTATATGCATTTCAACATCATTACAACCCTTAAAAGCCTTAAGAAAACACTTTGTTACCTTGGTTAAATTTTTACGTGGATCTTCATTTGATATTCCAAAAACAAACTTATTTTTAGATTGTGGCTCCTTATAAACATAATGATCTGAATCACAAAATAATGGTAATACATCAATTTTAGTTGTTAAACCCTGATCTATAAAATTCAGTTTATTATAATTGTTGGGAACCAATATGTGAGTATAATTGTTTAAAATTTCTATCATCAAGTCATTTATTCTGGTACTTTCCCACATCGTATAAAGAACGCGGGGTCTATCAAAATTCATATAAAGAAATACATTTGTAGTACCCAAATCATTCGTTAAACTCAATAAACTCAAATCCAAAACATTCGGGTCAACAATCTTCTTGTTACTAAAATAATGCAAAAACTCATCATTAATAACACTATATGTTCTGGGAACAACATTGTATCCAACATTGGGAAGTTCATCTAATAATACACGTAATACTTCTTTATATCCAGACCCAAAATTATAAAACGAACTTAATGTAACATCTTTCACTAATATTAAGTATTTGGTATATAATAAGAATTAATAACTTCTGTAGATGAGTCCAACAACTTTTTAGCAGATATAGATAAAGAACCACTCAATAAAGAAAACGCCAAATCAACACATTCCTCGGTAGTCTTACCAAGATGTTGTGATCCAGTCAATGCAATTTCATGATACGACTGCTTCTCAACGTTATCTTCTCTTTCAACAATAAAACCCACACATCTTCTGGTACTATTTTCAGCACCAGTTTGAAGTTCATAACGCACAATTTTAAATCTAATATTTTCCATAATATATCTATAAATATTTGTGTTTATGAATAAACGGCGAGATATTTTGTACCAGCAGTAAACGCATTAGCGCCTGCATTTGAAACATTACTATCTATATAAATTCTAATATATCCAGCCAATGTTCTACCACTACTGCTTGTTGTAGCAATACCATTACACGTGTTAATATATAAGAAATTAGAACTGGTACCTTCACCAATAACCGTGAATCTTGCATTTGAATTAGCACTACCACCTACACCAAATCTACTATTTGTAGTATCGTGATAAATAAATGTACTATCTTTCAGCGTTGTAGTAGATGTTGAATAAATTACTCTATCGTTAGCAGTAAATGACCCACCACTAATACCACTTGTACCAGCTGGAGCCGCTAAACCGCTTGTACCAGTAGTACCATTCGTTCCACTAGTACCATTATTACCAGTTACACCACTATTACCACTGACACCATTGGTACCACTGACACCATTGGTACCACTTGTTCCATTTGTACCAGATGTAAATGCACCTGATCCGCTATTACCATTGTTGCCATTAGCACCATTTGTACCGCTTGATCCATTTGTGCCAGATGTAAATGCACCTGATCCGCTATTACCATTGTTGCCATTTACACCATTTGTACCGCTTGATCCATTTGTGCCAGATGTAAATGCACCTGATCCGCTATTACCATTCACACCATTTGTGCCGCTTGTACCGGCACTACCAGATGTAGCGCTTGTACCACTTGTTCTGGCACCCGTACCGCTTGTACCATTGGTACCATCCGCACCAC